TCACATAGCAAAAGAAGAGATTGCTGTTGCGGCTGGCGCACCTTTGTATGTGGGCTTGGACTTTGGCCTTACACCTGCTGCTACTTTAGGCCAAAAAGTCCGAGGTCGCTGGCTGATTCAGTCTGAGATAGTTGCGTTCGATATGGGCATCGTTCGCTTCGCAGAAGTGTTGAGAGAAGAGATTGCTACGCGCTTCTCTGAATGCTCAGACGTATATATCTATGGCGATCCCGCTGGCGACTTTAGAGCGCAGACTGATGAATCCACTCCCTTTCACATTCTGCGCGGGGCTGGCTTGAAGGCTTTCCCTGCGCCTTCCAACTCTGTTGACCTTCGGCTTGAGTCTGTATCCTCACAGTTGACGAAGATGGTTGAAGGTAAGCCAGCCTTTTTAATTGATCGTCGTTGCCAACAATTGATTAAAGGCTTCGAGGGTGGCTATCAGTACAAACGTATGGAAGTTAGCGGTGAACGGTATGCTGATAAGCCAGACAAGAATATGTTCTCTCACATCCACGATGCATTGCAGTATATGATGCTTGGTGCAGGTGAGGGTCGTGCGCTTATGAACAATCAAAAGCCAGCAAAAGTGGTGCAAGCTGGACGAAACTTCAATGTGTTTGGTAGCAACCGAACAAGACGCAAGCCTAGCGTTTGGTCTTTAGGGCGTTGAGTTTTTAGTCAATGTGTGCTTTGTAGTGGGTAACAAGAGGATTTTGTCATGTGTTTTAAAGTAAAGCAAACCACTACAGCAAAAGAAACGGAAAAGCTTTCGACTGGAAGCACAAAGCCTATTTTTGGTAGCAATGTAGCAAGCAACATCAAATCTGATTTATCTATTGGGATTGGACTTTTTAGCTTTGGCAACAGAGCAAAGCAAAATCAAAAAATGCGCGAAGCTGGGTATAGTCAAGCAGCCATTGATGACTACAACAAACGGACTGACGCAAGTATTCAAAGAGAAAAAGACGCATTAGCAAAAAAAGCTGCAATGGATGCACAAGAAGGGGATGGCCCTTCCGCGCCTAATGTAGCTGTTGGCTCAGGCTCAGGTACTGGCACGGGTGGGGGTGGCATTCCTTCGACAGTAACGGGGATCATTAATCAGCCAGTAGAAACTGCACTTAGCTATCAAGAGCAACTTGCTCAAAACGAAATTCAACGAGCGCGTCAAGACCGTACACGCAGAAAAGCAGAGGCTCTTCGTCGTAGACTTGAAGGTGGTAGACGAGGACTGTCATTGCTTCGCCGTGGTGGTGCAAGAGGATATGCATAATGGAAAAGAACAAATATCTTGAACGCTATGAAAAAGCCAAAGCTCATCGACAAAACTTTGTAGATTTGTTTGAGGAGTGTTATGAGTATGCACTTCCACAACGTGAATCATTTTACTACGAGACTGCGGGTCAGCGTCGAGATGATAAGATTTTTGACGAGACTGCGGTTGTAGGTGTTCAAGAGTTTGCTTCTCGTTTGCAGTCTGGCTTGGTGCCAAACTTTGCACGTTGGGCTGACCTAACGGCAGGTTCAGAGGTTCCACCAGAAGAGCGTGACTCTGTAGACAATGATCTTGATGAAGTGACAGAGTATGTCTTTGAGGTTTTGCAGAACTCTAACTTTGCTCAAGAGGTGCATGAGTCCTTCATGGACTTGGCAGTCGGGACTGGGGTTCTTGTTTGCGAAGAAGGGGACGCAGTACATCCAGTTCGTTTCAAGGCAATTCCCCTACCACACGTCATTCTCGATACTGGTCCCGACGATGAAATCGATCATATCTTTCGGGAACGTAAGAAGATTCGATATGATCAACTAGCTTTGCTTTACCCAAAAGGTGAATTTAATCCACAGCTTCAGGGCTTGATGGCAAACCAAGGGGATCAGACAACAACTGTACTTGAGGTTGTTTGCCGAAACTACACTAAGAAAAACCAAGAAGCATATTTCTTTTATGCTATTGAAACAGAAACAAAAAGCGTAGTTAAACAAGAAAACTATAGTGGTGTAGGCTCTAACCCATTCGTTTGTTTTCGTTGGTCTAAATGTGCTGGTGAAGTTTATGGGCGTGGCCCTCTTCTTAATGCGCTTTCTGCTATTAAGACTACCAATCTTACTATCGAGCTTATTCTTGAAAATGCTCAAATGGCTATCTCTGGTATTTATCAAATGGAAGATGATGGTGTTATTAACCCTGATACTATCCAGTTGGTTCCGGGGTCTATTATACCAAAGGCTATGGGTAGTCAGGGGCTTCAGCCTATACAAGCAGCAGGTCGTTTTGATGTAGCGCAGCTGGTATTAAGCGATATGCGTTTGAATATTAAACGCGCCCTATACAATGATATGCTGGGTGATCCTAATAAAACGCCAGCAACAGCAACAGAAGTAGCCGAGCGTATGGCTGACCTATCCCGTAGGATGGGTTCTGCATTTGGAAGGTTGCAAGCTGAACTCGTGCAGCCCGTACTTCAGCGTGTAATATACATCCTAAAGAAGCAGGGCCGCATAGAAGTACCTACAGTAAATGGTCGGGAAGTTAAAGTACGTTCTGTATCTCCGCTTGCTCAAGCGCAAGCTAATCAGGATATTTCTAGTGTTGCTAGGTTCCTTGAATTGGTTGGTGGTTCCTTTGGGCCTGAGATGTTGCAGCTTCTAATTGACAGTGAACAAACAGCAATTCACCTTGCTAAGAAATTTGGTGTGCCAGAAAGCTTGATTCGTGACGAAGAACAGCGTAGACAAATAGCTGCATTAGCGCAGCAAATGGCGCAACAACAGCAAGGACAGATGGTTGCCGAACAAGGTTAACATTGGAATCGACGGAATACAGCGAGCATCAGACAAGGATGTCGAGGTAAGCCATAACATTGCAGAGATCTTTAAAACCCCTACGGGCAAAGAGGTCTTACGCTATTTGCGCTCTATTACTATAGAAATGGTAAATGGCCCTAATGTGACTACAGAAGAACTGCGACATCTTGAAGGACAGCGTTATATTGTTGGCCTTATAGAGCAGCGCATTGCACATTCACATAGGAGTAAGAACAAATGAGTGAAGAAGCAGCAGTAGAAGCAGCACAGGCTGATGGTCGTGACTTTGTAACTGAGGCAGATGTTCAGCAAGCAGAAGCACCAGAGCGCCCAGAATGGCTACCTGAGAAATACAGCACAGGCGAAGATTTAGCCAAAGCGTATAAGGAACTTGAGTCAAAGCTCGGAAGCAAAGAAGAAGATATACGCAATAAACTCTTGGAAGAAATACAATCAGAAGCTTTCGGTGACAGGCCAGAAACTGCTGGCGACTATCAATTGCCAGACATTGTTAACGATGAAATGGCAGTTGATAACGAACTTCTTAAGTGGTGGTCTGAGCATTCATTTGAGAATGGTTATAGCCAAGAAGAGTTTCAAAAAGGCATTGAGATGTACGCTGAAGCTATTAATGGAGCGCAGCCAGACATTGAGGCTGAAGCTGCAAAGCTAGGCGATAATGCAAATGATCGTATTCAAGCTGCATCTATGTTTGCAAATAAGTTCTTTCCGAGCGATGCAATACCAGCAATTGAGCGTATGTGCGAAACGCATGAAGGCATTATTGCAATAGAAGCTGTTATGGAAGCTATGAAAGATGGATCATTTGCTGGGGATGCACAGCCTACAAGTGGTGTAACAGAGCAATCACTTAGGGAAATGATGCAAGATGAAAGATACTTCAACCCAGCAAAACGAGATCCGCACTTTGTCAAACAGGTCGAAGATGGCTTCCAGCAACTTTACAGAGGCTAGGATAATTCAAAGGGGCCAGTATTATCTGACCCCTTTTACTTTAGATCACATTGATGAAGTGGTTGAAGGCCTTACCCAAGAGAACAAGCGAGAGCTAGTTTTGCTTGGGCATAATGACTTTCATCAGGCTATGCGTGAGATGTATGAAACTTCTGAATGCTATCTTGCTAGAAAAGAAGGTGAATCGTTCCTAGCTATTGGTGGTCTTTGGTACAATGAAGACCAAGAAATCCCTCAGATGTTTGCTATGTTCTCTAATAAAGTAAAGGAACAGACTATTGCTGCGGTTCGAGGATCAAGGTTTCTCATAGATTTCTTTGATAAGACACAGCACATGATGACCATGACATTGCTATCTGAT